ACAAGTCCAATTAACTTTATGTACTCTTGTATATCCTGTTTTTTTATCTGCAAAAGCATTGTCTAATTCATTTTTGTAATAAACAATGTTCAATTCTCTAGCTAATTTGTCATCTTGCGGAGTTACGCGCAAAAAAATAACGTCCTCATTAATTTTCCATGAGGGCTGTCCATCCGCTGGCCAAGTTGTTCTTACTTTTCCTTTCCCTTCTGGCTTTGTTGGGTCTATATTAAGCATTTTGCATGTCGTAGCAACAAAGAAGTCTTTTAATTCTTGCAATTTCAATACTTGGTCTGCCATTAATCACTCGCCTTCCTTTGCCCTATAGCAAAATAGTAACCATAATCGCTATATTCATGAACTTGATATATTTTATAGCGGTCACCGTGCCATATTATTTCATCTGACAAGCCTGCTTGCTGTGTATTGGTTTCATTTCTTGAGTTATAAAGTGGTTCTATAGTGTGAATTGCTATTTCTCCACCTACTTTGTCGCTTTCTGGTATAAACTCAATTTGTTTTGCATTTGCTATGCTTATAGTTCCTGCCATTGCTAATTGGTTTTCGATTGTTGTAAATTCACCATTGGGTTGCCAGCCACCAGTTTTTCTGATTACAGTAATTGTTTGCGCGAATCTTGGGTCTGTTACTACGGATGATAAATCTAACATTAAATATCACCATCCTTTACAATGTAGGTAATGGCACGTCTTAAATCCCCCTTGTCAATTAAGGGATTTTCACTGCCTTTTTTCTTTATTGTGCTTTCTGCATTTTCAGCCCAATCATTTGCTGGGTTCGTGAACCAATCTCTTGCAATATTTTGTCCTTGCATTCCTACTTCTTCTAATGCTGGTGCTACATCTCCACCATCTAAGGCGGTTTGTGCTGCATCTTTCATAAGTTCAGCAATTTGTTCTTTGCCATTATCTATAGCAGGTTCTAAGACTGGTCTAGGTGGTACTTTCCATAAAGGTGAACCATTCTCATGCACATATAACTCATGCGCCTTACTGTAAGGCATTGTTTTTAAGTCATGTTGCATTTCTCTTATCATTTCTTTATCTCTTACACCATTTGTGTGTACATATAATAACTGTGCATTGGTAATTTTACTATCTGGGTGTTCAGTGCTATCTGGTACTCCTACACATACAGTTTTCTTTGCTAAATCTCCTAAGGATTTCAAGATATCTTCTGTTAAATCTTTAGTTATTGTTACATTTGTAAAACCATTTAACATAAAAGCACCTCCTAGTTAACATACATTGCACCTATGCCTATTAATCTTCCTATTTGCATTAATTGTTGTCCGTATATGGTAAGTTTCCATTGTGCCCACCCATTTACACTATTAGCAATTATGCTATAATCTGTACTAACAGATACATCCCCAACGCTTACAGAAGTTTGAAGTCCCTGTGCTTGGCCAGCTTTTAAAACTGCTCCTTCTTTTCCGTTTGGGTCTGCCATTCCTTGAATGTATAAAGTTAAAAAATGAGCTATAAACCATCCCATAGCTAAAGACCATGATGAATGCCACCTAGTTTCCTTTATACATGCGTGTGCTAAATTTAAATACATTTGTTGAACTGCTTGAGGCACAATGCAATTGCCATTCACATCTGGTTTATATTGTTTGTATTGTATATATAAATCATCTAGTGTGAATGGTGGATTATCGCCAGTTCTTATTCCACTAGCATTTAACATAAAATCACCTACTATTCAGCTACTGCTTTTTTCCTTGGTTTAGCTAAGTCTCCGTTTTCAGCCGCAATTTTCTTTTCTTTGCTGTCTATAACAGCTAAACAGCCATCTGCAACAGCATCTTTAAAAGTTTGAGTTTCTTTAATCCATCCTGGAGCATCTGGTGTTATAGTTAAATGTTTTATAGTGAATCTGTTTCCGTCTCCATCTTCAAAAGTTAATGATTTTGTTGAATGTAAAGTCATTAAAATTCCTCCTTAAATTAAATTTAGGCAATAAAAAAAGCCCTAGCCAAACTAAAACTTTAATTACTGCCTATTATTATTTTATTTTTTTAAATACCATCATAATATTTAACGCATTGATAGTATAAGAATTTAACTTGTCCAATATTTGCAACGTAAGCAGTAAGATAACTCATTTTTTCTACTGATGGTTGAGTCATCATTCTCTTAAGTTCTTGAAGTATATCAATAGTTACTCTATTTTCATCATTAACATATGCAACCATTCTATCTTTACTAGAAAGTCCAGCGCCTATGCATTGTCTACATGGAACAATGACAAGATCAACACCTTGTGCTTTAGCAATGTTGTTTTCTAATAAATAAGTTAAAATTGATACATTACCAGCGTTACTAACCTTTTGGCTTGTAATGTAAGTAAATTGTGCTGGTGGTATTAATATTTGGTTAGGCATACCACTTACATCGTATTGTGCATCAGCCCAAGCAGCATTTAAGATATTATTAATATCTGCTAAGATTTCATCTGGTGTTTTTGTATTCCAAGGTGTAGTTGTGCTTGCACCTGCAGGAACTGTAGTTGCTGTTACAGCTGGATTATTAACTAATCCATATACTTGTTCCTCTGGAACTCCAAAATAAACCATATAATCTAATGATTTATTATAGTTTAATCTAATACCATTGTCTAATAAGCCATCTAATGATCTTCCGATACCTTGTAATTTTTGTTGGTCAATTAAAGGTACTTGTAAAACATTTGACCATAAGAAAGTCTTGTAAATTTCTTTACTTACATTTGCTTGTACAACTGGGATATCGTTAGATTGTCCTCTGATTAATCCATATGCATTCCCACCTGTAGTTGCATAATCAGCAAAGTAATTACTTGTAGTTTCTGCAAGTCCTCCACCATATTTTGCTACTATATCTCTATCCCATGTAACACTTGTTAGTGGTTCATTTAATTTTGGATCTCTTTTTTCAAGCTCACCATTAAGGAATGCCATGCCTCCTGCAATTCCACCAGCATCCATTGCTGATAATGAAGGGCTAATTCCGTTTAATGCTATTGTTTGTCCGCCTAAATTCATTCTTTATTCACTCCTTCTCTATTATGGATTTACTCTGTTTAAGATTGTTAATTCAGCTATTCCATTAGCATCAATCTTACCAGTTTTCCATCTTGCATTAGTAATTTCTACTGTATTTGTGCTATCTGCTGCTGCTTCAAATTGTCCAACAACTCCGTTTGGTGCTGCTGTTGAATTTGCTGCAATTCTTACATAAACTTTTCCACCTGCTGTTGGAGTGCCTGCATTACATTTAACTGTAATACTTCCTCTTTCAAGTACATCGCATACTTCATTTGGATGATATGAACCTGCTGCTGTGTAATAATCAGAAGCTTGTTTAACTTCTCTAACTGCTATACCAGCAAATGTTGCAGCTGTCCCAGTAGCTCCAAATCTTGAATAAGTGTTATCTGTATTAAGCACTACCGGTTCACCAAATAAAATACTTGGTTCTGTTTCAACTCCATTTGTTACAACACTTTTGACAATTCTAGGTGTTGTTATATTGTCAACACTTCTAGAAAATGATCCTGCATATCCTAAATTTAAACTTAATCCTATAGCTGTTCCTGGCATATTATTTTACCTCCTTATAATGAGCATTTCTTTTTTTGTGTGATTCTTCTAATTTAGCCGCTCTGTCTGCTGCTGAATCAGTAGCTTTTTGTTGCTTTAATGAATTAGCTTGTTGTGCTCTCATTATTTGTGCATATCCATTAGCTTTATTGCCTGCTTTTTTTGTTTTCTTGAACTCAGTTATTAATGAGTCACATGCAATTTTTCTTGTTTTAGCATCTGGAATTTTAGCTACAACCTTTTTCATAGCTTTTAACGCTCTTATCATAGCTGCACTATCTGCTCCTGGAATTGGATTTTCTGGCCTATCCTCTGGTGCGACTACTACACCATCTGGGATATCTTCATCCATTTCTTCTACTGGTAAGGTCATGCTTTCTTCTTCATCCCCTGTGCTTGTTTCGCCTTCAGATAATTCAGAAATAAGACCGTCAATAGCATCCTCTGGCTTTTCATCTTGTGCACCTTTAGCCATTTGCATGATCATTTCTTTTAATTGTGCAATTTCTTGTTTCATTTCAGCCATTGCATTATTTTCTTGAGATTGTTGTTCGGCTGTTTCAACCTCTGCGTCTTTTGCTTCTTCCATTGGTTCTCTTTCCTCATTTAGTGCGTCTACTGCTTCAGCAAGTTCATGAGGTTCTGCATCTTCTGCGTATTTCTTTAGCCCTGCGCCAATTAATATTTTTGAAAAAGGGCCATTAAATCTTGTAGGCATTTTCATTTTATTCATCCTTTTCTTTTCTCCTTCCACATTTGAATTTTTTGAATCTTTAATTGCAACTGTATGGCCAGCTCTGCCATTGTCTACAACTGCAACATGGTTGCCGACTATATTTGTCTGCGAATATGTTCCGTCTCCATTGTCAACTAGGTTAAATTCATAACCGCAGCTAACTTCTCTTTTTCCTTTGTTTTTTACTAAGTCAATAAGGCTTTCATCATATATAACTAAGTCAGCGACTAATAAATCCTTATCTGTTGGGCTTCTCCTTACGTTTTTAGCACTACCTCTTGAAAATACAGTAGCGTTTTGAGGAGTTAATAAGTCCGGTGGATGGTCATTAGTTACTGGTTTACCTTCAAATGAAGCCATAGCTTGTGGGCTAAATACTTCATCTTCATTTCTATATACTTTTACTATTCCATCACCTTGCAACCCTATTTCACTGGGTAAGTATTCATATTCACCAGTTCGGGCAATCGGTACATTTAAACACACCGGACAAGAAAGCCTTCGGGTGTTTCTGTTATGTTATCACTAATTTTTGAACCGTAATAAGCTTTCAATTTTATCACCTCCTTTCAAGTAATCTAGAGCATAAAAATAAGCCCTATTTCTAAGGCTTTATAAAAACATTAAGGATATAACTCCAATCAACCCTGTAATGCATATACACATTGTAAATTTAAATTGTGCATCTAATTGTTTTCTTGCTGAATCACATTCTCTATTGATTTCACCGCACATTTTTAGAAATTCTTTCATACAATCACTTTCTTTTTTCAACTTATTCACCCATTCTTAACTGTTTTTATTGGTGGTGGAGTTGGTTTTATTCCGCTTCCTGTATTTGGTGCTTCGTAAAGTGGTTCTTTAATTTTATTAGGCTGATAGCCTTTCCCTAACCTTGGTGGCCTCGAATAAGTTGGGCTATATCCTTTCATATTCATTTCATGCATTCTTTTACATTCTTCTTTACCAATTTGATAACATCTACCTAGAATAAAGCTTATAGCAACAACTATAAGATAAACTGTTATCCCTATTATTGTATCTATGTTAATCACCTCACCACTTTAATTTTTGTCCGCACTTAGGGCATTCTTCATTGGTTGGATATCCATGTGTAACCGCTGCATCACATGTAGGGCAATGGGCATATGTAGTCATATCCCTTCCGTAATATGTCTTCCCCACTGGCACTTTAGGAATGTCTCTGCCGTCTACAGCATTCCCACACGTAACTTTTTCCTGCACATCTTTTAATATTTTATAGTCTCCTTCTAATTCCAATTCATTAACTGGCATTTCTAATATTGCTATAGGCAT